AGACGTTAAAGAAGCGACTGCTCAACGTTTATTAGGTGGTAAAGTGGTAATTTTACCTGATGAAATGCTTGGAGAAAATGGTGCAAATACACTTATCTTTGGTAACTTGAAAGATGCTATCACTTTATTTGACCGTTCTCAATATCAAGCAGCATGGACTGACTATATGCACTTCGGTGAATGCTTAATGGTTGCAGTACGACAAGACGCACGCCTATTAGACCATAAAGCAGCAGTAGTAGTTGATTTACAAACTACAAATTCTGAACCTATCGCATAAAAGGAGGCTAAATAATGGCGAATTTTAAAGTTAAACGACAATATAACGATTTAGAGTTTAAGCGTGTACTTAAAAAGAACGAAGAAGTCGAAATGACGGTAAAACGTGCTGATATAGTAGAGAAAACATTGAGTGAAAAAGGATTTAAAGGTCCTTTCTTAGAACGTATTGATAATAAAGAGAAAAAGTAGGTGATTAAATGCTTACTTTGGAACTTGAAGAAGTTAAAAATCGTTTAAGAGTTGACCATGATTTTGATGATGATGAAATTCTAGGGCTGATACAAGCGTCTGAACAAGAAATACAGGGCGCTGTAAGTGGTTATGGCAAAGCGAACGCCTTTTATAAAGGTAATGCACTTTACAACTTAGCTGTGATTAACCAAGTTGGCCACCACTACGAGAATAGATCAACTACAAGTCAATTCGCTAAGCACAATGTAGCACCTTCATCACTAGCACTTATTCAAAGTTTGAGAGGAGCGTATGCTTTATGGAAATCGGAAGGCTCAAACATCGAATAAAGGTTTATGACGAAACTGAAACAGTCAATGATGAAGGTGTTTATGTAACAGATAAGAAGTTGATTGCCACTCCTTATTGCGAAGTGTCAAAAACCACAATAAAAGAATTTAGAGAAATGGGCCTAGAGGCAAGAAAAGGAACAATCGACTTTATTATCCGTTATAGACAAAAGGCTGATATACAGTCAGATATGATAGTTGAATTCAAAGGGAAAGATTACAAAATTAAATATATTGAAACAGACTTACAAGATTTAGAGCGTCAAATGTTGAAATGCGAGGTGGTAGAGTAATGGTTAAACAACGTTACGACAGTGACAAGGATATATCAGATAAAATTAGAAAATTAGTTATCAATAGTGAAAAGCAATCAAAACAGGCAGTAACAAAGGCTGCAAAACTCTACAAAGCTAACATTGAGGCTAATACACCAGTACACAAGCGACAAACTCATTCGACACATGCAGTAGAGGTATTAAAAATCTCTAATTTCAGTCGTGATGAACTTAATCCAACTAAAACAGTTGGTTTTGATAAAGGTCGTAAACGTAAAGATGCTGGTTGGTATATCCACTTTCCCGATGTCGGTACTCGTCCCTCTAATCGTTCTATGGGACAACCACCACAACACTTTATGCGACGTTCATTAGAAATGAGTAAAGCCCCAATTCTTGCAATATATAAAGAGGCAGTAAGGAACATGGTCGATGTCGACTAGACACCCTATCGTACGTATATACTCGTGGTTAAAAAGCGATAAAGAGTTAGAGAGATCACTCAATTCTAGTAAGCAACCTAAAATATTTAATTTTGAAATTCCCGAAAACTATCAAAAAGCAGAATACACACCTTTAATAAGAATTACAGAAATATTATTACAAAACACAATATATAGAGATGGCGATAGTGAATACTATCGCTTTTTATTTGCAATTGAAACGTTTGGTAATGACATCAATACCACTTACACAGTAAGTGAGTATGTGAACGACATTATCAAACAACACAATGGCAGAGTGATAAGCCGAGACCTTTCGAAAGATAAGGAACTCGGTCTTTTTAATCAAATGAATGAATACGAAATAATTTTACCAGTGAAGGAGTAATTAATAATGGCAGATAAAAAAGTAGCAATTACATGTGAAGGTTTCAAAGCGCGTCGTCAAGCAGGTAATGGTTTTGAACTAGGTCTTTTAACAGACGTTCCAGGCTTACAAGAAATCGAATTAGAATTAGAACAAGGTAACGAACCAGTATATGCAGATGGAGTTAAAAAATTAAACTTATTCAGTGGTATTACTGGTGCAACAGTTACAGCAAATTTAATGGAATTAAATAAAGAAGAACGTGAACAGTTCTTAGGAGTAAAAGTTGAAAAAGGTATGGAATTATACACTTCTGATTTAGTACCTCCATATTTATCAGTTTCATGGAAGTATCGTTGCAATGATGGTTCTTACATCTACTACGGGTTAACTCGTGGTAACTTCAATATTCCTAATACAAGTGCATCTACTATGGAAGATAGTCCAGAGCAACAAGACCAAGTAGAAATGGAAGGTTCATTCGTACAACGTGATAATGACAAATTAGTATTTGCACGTATTCATAGTGCAGATCCAGATTTCAACGAAGAAGATTTCTATAAAGCAATTCATGGTGACGACGCAGTGACGACTGCCGACAATACACCAGCTGCATAAATGATTTAAGGCGACTGTAATAAGTCGCCTATTTTTGTATACAAAAATAACTGATAAGGGAGTAGTTTGAATGGCTAAAGTAATTTTAAAAATTGATGGTAAAAACAAAACATTTGTTAAAGATAAATTGAATTTAGGTGCAGTTAAAGCACAAGCAGAGTTCGAGCAAAAATTACAAACAGGTTTTAGTACAATCGGCGAGTTACAAAACTTATACCGTAAACATCGTTCAATCTTAAACAAAATTGAAAAAGTAGAGAATAAATTAGCAGATGTAGAGACGGATGAAGAAGCAGAAAAATTATATCAAGAACTAGACGAGCTAGAAGCAACAGATGAGTATAAAGAGTTCTTAAATAAATCAGAAGAACTAAACGAGCAAATCAAAGAAGAAGGCAACGATGAAGATTTTGAAATTTATGACGAGTTCGCAAATTTATTAGTTAAAGTATTCGACAATCAATTCACGATTGATGAAGTGTTTGACGGTTTAGAAGTCGAAAACAGTTTGCCAGATATTTATAGCAAAATCTTCGCTAGTAATGACGCGGGAAAGTCAAAGAAAAAAGCGACTACAACAAAGACAAAACAGCAGACGAAATAGTCGAAGATATTTATTTAGTTTACCGTCATTTTATCGAGGATGCACAGTACAAACCACATGAAGTTGACGCAATTGTTATGGAAGATTTCGATAAATACTTCAATACGAAAAAACGTAAACGTAAGGCTTCTAAAGTGGCTAAAGCAGGAGCATTAAGTCCTGAACAAATGATGGCATTAATTTAAAAATAAGGAGGTGGAATAATGGCAGATTTTAACTTAGGTGCAGAGGTTTCGATGGATGTCGACCCCATAAAAGCCTCCTCAAGAACATTAGAACGAGAACTAAAGAACATCAATAAATCTTTACGCTCTCAACGCTCAGAATTCAAGAAAAATGAGTTAAGCGCTGAACAATTAGCAAACAGAGAAAAAGATTTAGGTAAAGCAATCACAGCACAAGAGGGTTTACTTAAAAAACGACAAGATAGCTTGGAAGATGTTAGAAGTGAAATCAGTAAATCTAATGTGGTTACTGAAGAACAAAAAAGAAAGCTTAATAGTGCCTCAAGAGCAGTACAACAAGCAGAAAATCAACTTTCTACTTATAATCGTGAATTAAAAGAGACAGAATTAGCTTACAAGCAATTTAATCGTTCAAGTGACCAAGTAAAGAATAGCTTAGGTGAACTTAAAAACAGAGCAAAACTTAGTGAAATCGCTTTTAAACAAGGTACACGTTCAGTTGATAACTACAAAGATCACTTAACAGAAATGAACTATACTATCACTAAATCAAAAGCTAACATTAGCTTACTTAAACAAAATTTAAAAGAAGTTTCATTAGCACATGGTTCTACAAGTAGACAAGCCGACAAATTGCGTAACGATATTTTAAAAGAAAGTATCGCTATGCAAATTGCACAAGGTCGAGCAGATGAGCTTTCAGATGAATTAGATGAAGTTGCTAGGTCACAACGTAAAGTGAGATTAGCTACTACTCTAATGGGAGCAGGGTTTGCAGGTGCTAGAGGTAGTATGGATCGTATCGCTACTACATTAAGAAGTTTAGGCGAAATTACACAAGGTGTAGTCGGTGAAGTCATGGCTACACAATTTGCCAACTTAGTACCTATCATGGGTTCAGTCGTAAGTGCTGGTGCTGGTATTGGCGGTATGCTCACATCATTAGCTGGTGGTGCTATCGGTCTAGGTGGCGCATTTGGTATTGGTATGGGCGCTATTAATGTGTTTGCAGGTCAAGCAACATATGCACTTAAAAAACTAGAAGATGGCGAATTAGCACTAACTAATGAAACAAGACGTTATCAAAGTGTGTTAAGTAGTTTGAAAAACGAATGGGAAGGACTTATCGCTCAAAATCAAGCTAAAATTTTCAACACACTTAGTAATGGTATTAATATTGCTAGAACTTCTTTATCTAACCTCAATCCTTTCTTAACACGAACAGCAGGACAAATAGAAGGCATGAGTGGAAAGATGTTAAATTGGATTAAAACTTCAGCTAATGCAAAAACTGCTTTCAATATTCTAAATACACAAGGAACACAAGCGTTCGGCCATTTATTACAAGGTGCTTATCATTTTGTAGACGGTACGACTGCTGTATTTAACAAGTTAAGTCCATTATTCGTGTGGGCATCAAAAGGCTTTGAAAATATGGCTTTATCGTTCAGAAAATGGGCAAATAGTGTTGAAGGCTCTAAAGCGATAAACGGTTTTGTTGAATACACTAAAACTAACTTACCTATTGTTGGAAGAATATTCGGTAATGTATTTGCTGGTTTATTCAATCTATTCAGTGCATTTAGTGGACATTCTCACAACGTTTTACTAGGTATAGAAAGCGTAACGGAAGGTTTCAGAAAGTGGAGCGAAGAATTAAAACGTTCAGACGGTTTCAAACAGTTTGTTGAATACCTAGAAACGAATGGTCCTAAAGTATGGCAATTAATTAAAAACATCACTGGTGTACTTTGGGGGCTAGTGAAAGGTATGGCTCCCGTTGCGTCAGTCACATTGTCGGTAACTAATGCTATAACTGGTTGGCTATCGAGCATGATTAACACACATCCTATGATAGGTAAAATACTAGGTTCAACAGTAGCTCTAACAGGTGCTATCTTACTATTACTTAAACCAATATTCCTAGTTAAAGGTGCTTTAACTGGTATGAGAGGCGCTTTACTTGCTGTTACAGGTGCAGAGAAGTTATTAGGTGCGCAAGGCGCATTTGCAACGCTAGGAATGAAACGACAAGCTATACAAGCAAAAATAACGACTGCTGCAACTAAAACATGGTCAGTCGTTACTAAAGCTGCTGCACTTGCGACTAGAGGTTTAGGTCTAGCACTAAGATTTATGACAGGTCCAATTGGCATTGCAATAACAGTTATTGGTGCTTTAACGACTGCCATTATTTACTTATGGAAGAATAACGAAACATTCCGTAATTTCGTAATAAATGCATGGAACGCAATAAAAAATAGTGCAGTAGCAGTATTTGGTTTCTTGAAACCGTACATTATCAATATTTGGAACGCAATTAAGAACTCAACTATTGCTATTTGGAACGCTTTAAAAAACGCTGCAAAAGTAACATGGAATGCAATTAAGTTTGCAATTCAACATCCTATGCAAGCGCTTAAAAATATTATCTCGGGTATATGGAATTTTATAAAAGTAACCAGTATAAAAACATGGAACGCTATCAAGAACGGAATAGTTGCTATCGCTAAAAGTTTAGTTAACTTAGTGAAAGCGAGTTTCAATGGTTTGAAATCGTTCTTTAGTACGTTGTGGAATTTCGTTAAAAATAATTCTATAAAAACATGGTTAGCCATTAAGAACAGTGTATTGAGAATTATTAGATCATTAGTTAATGGTGCTAAAACTGTGATTAGTGGTTTGAAGAAATTTATTTCTACGACGTGGAATGTCATAAAATCTATTTCAATCAGAACGTGGAATGCTATAAAAAACGGTGTAATAAATGCTATTCGCAGTATGAGTAATGGCGTTAAGAAAATTGTAAGTGTTTTAAAATCGTGGATGACAAAAACATGGACTGCTATTAAAAATACAACAATAAAATTAGCTAAAGGTTTAAGTAGTGGCGTTAAAAATATATTTAATAGTTTATCTAAAGTAACGCGTAATATTTTTAATAAGCTAAAAAACTTTATGTCTAGTGTATGGCGTAGCATCAAGAATACTACTGTTAAACTTGCTAAAGGTCTATGGTCAGGTGTGAAAGCTATATGGAACACTTTATCGCGATTTACACACCGTATATTCAATAAAATCAAGAATTGCATGAGTAGTGTTTGGGGTAATATTAAAAAAAAAACAGTTAAGTTCGCCAAATCTTTATGGACAGGTGTCCGTAATACATTCAACAGTCTTTATAGAGGCACACGTACTATTTTCAATCGTGTTAAAGGCTTTATGTCAAACACTTGGCGTAGCATCAAGAATACAACAGTGAACATGGCTAAAGGTTTATGGAATAGTGTCCGTAAGGTGTTCAACAATATGTCTAACGGACTTAAAAATATTATTGGAAAAATCAAAGGTCATATTACTGGAATGGTAAGCGCAGTCAAGAAAAGTTTGAATGCATTAATCAAAGCTGTAAACTGGGTAGGCGGTAAATTAGGTATAGATAGCAAAATACCTAAACTTTCTACTGGTACAGAAGGTGCAAGCTCACAAAGTTTTGTATCAAATGGTGTAATCAACCGTCCTACACTAGCTACTTTGAATGACAAAGGTAGAGGAAATGGAACAGGATTAAACGGACATCAAGAGTTGGTGCAACGTAAAAACGGATCAATCATTGCGCCTATTGGTAAAGATGTAATTTTCCCATTGGATAAAGGGGATAAAGTTATAAGTGGTAGAAACACTCAAAAACTCCGAAATCAAGGCTTTATTCCTAAATTTTCTCGTGGTACAGATAGTGGTGCAGATGTTAGAAAACGTATGCTAAGAGACGCTAAGAAACGCAAGAAACATAATCATCCTACATTTGACGCTGGAGAAATGATGGGACAAGGTGGTTTCGGCGCAGGTGGTGCTGGAGGTGCTGCAAAAGAAGCGTGGAAATACGTTACTGACAAAACTAAAGATATAGGCTCAGGTGCTAAACATACAGTTAAATCACTTAGTGATGGTGCTAAGAAAATGATTAACACAACTAAAGGCGCTCTAGGTGCTGCAGGAACATGGGCTAAAGAGAAAGCAGGCGACTTATTACAATACGTCGGTAGTCCTGGAAAACTTGT